TCGTTTGGCACCGGTGACGGCACCACAACTTTCAATCTACCGGATTTCCGAGGGGTTTTTCCTAGGGGATATGACGAAATAAGAGGCATGGACCCGGGTAGGGTTTTTGGATCATACCAATCCGACGAATTCATGATGCACAGCCACTCTGTAAAAGAGGGCACTTCTGGCGGTGGAGGCAACCTATTAACATCAGGTGATGATTATAGTGACGACGTCCACACATTTTCCGACACAGGTAACATGGGGGGATCGGAAACCCGACCTAAAAACATTGCTGTTAATTTCATAATTAAGACTTAAGCATATGGACAGAATATATTCGCAGTATGCAAACAAACCAAAAGCTGTCCAATGGTATAAAATAACTGAGACGATGACTGATGACCTTAAATCAGGCATTGACCAAATCAGGTATACTTACGATATAGATGCAGCTAATGGAAAACAACTGGACACACTTGGTGCAATTGTAAACATAAGCCGCACAATAATTGTAGATTTAATTTTCAATCGCACCATATGCGGTCCAGTTAGATCACAGTGTGGTCCAATATCATCACAATTTAATCCGATATCAGTTAAATCGGACACTGACTTGAGTGACGATTATTACAGAGAGGTTATACGCGCTAAGGTTGCCATAAATATGAGCGAAGCAACCATAGAGGACATCATGTATGCAATATCTCTGCTTGTGCCGAACGCGGATAGTGTTGAACTTATTGACAACGAAGACATGACGTTTGAAGTAACTGTAAGAGGTACATTTACTTCCATACAGGTTGATATTTTAAGCAACAATGAATTAATACCAAAACCTCAAGGGGTTGATATAACCAGCATAACGTTTGCGCCTGGTATACCAAGGTTTGGTGATAGTTCAGTTCATTTTGGAGATTTATCACGTCGATTTAATAGGAGGGATATTTGATGATTAATAGATGGGAGCGATTTAAACGTTATTTCAACGCACCTACCAAACAACAGCCGCATGGAGCATTTCGGAATAATTCTGCGTTTGATGCAGATGATGGATCAATACTGGATGCATCTTGGATTAATGATTGGTCTGCATTTTTCAGTAGTATTATTGTATCGGCCAATGTAGTACCTAATGGATACATAGATGAGGTCGGAAAATCACAAATATACGATGCGTTACTACAAGTCATCAAACGCACCTCGCAAGCAGAGCCAGGTACAGTGCAAACATTTGCACAAAAAACACCACCTGATGGTTGGTTATTGGCGGATGGTAGAGAGCTTAAACAGACGCAATATAAAGATTTATTTGGAGCAATAGGTCGTCAGTATGGTGGTACTGACTCAACGTTTAGAATTCCTGATCTTCGTGGGGTTTTTGTGCGAGGATTGGATAATGGCAGAGGCATAACTAATAATGCATTGGGGAGTTTGCAAAACGATAGTATTGCTGCACACACTCATGGGATAATGTCTGCGACAGAAGGTGACGAAGAAAGTGATTTCGCTTGGCCGATGGTAACCCATGCATATGGATCAATTGAAACTGTACGAACTATGGCACAATTACGACCAGGTGATGAAACCAGACCTGTAAATACAGCATTAGTATATGCAATTAAATATTAATTGAGGTAAGCGCGTGAAAATTTATTACTACAACGAATTTAGCAAAGAATACATAGGTGAAGGTGTTGCGGTCGAAGACCCTATAGATCCTGGTAATTGGCTACTACCTGGTAATGCGGTTGCCGTTAGACCGCCTGCTTATGGATCAGGCCATAGCAGTGTATGGGACGGTATGGCTTGGCAAGTTGTCGATGATTACAGAGATGTTACTGTGTACTCAACGTCGACTGGCATCCCATCAAAAATAACTGAGTTGGGACCGATACCGAGAGGCTACACTCGACTTAAACCATCCGACAGTAACAAGACATGGAACGGATCATCTTGGGTCGACAAGCAACTAGACATTGCAGAAATAAAAAAAAGTGTACAGATACATCTGGACGCGGTAGCAAAAAAGATGGGCTATAACTCGATACTTGATGCAGTTAGCTACGCCGATGAGCCAAGTGTGTCTCGCTACCAACAAGACGGTATTAGATTAAGAAAATGGAGGTCTGATGTATGGCAATACGTTAGCAAATTAATTGATAACATGGACGAATTACCAACCATTAAACAACTTATAAATAAACTACCTAAGGTGGATTAAAAAAATGGGAATATTTGCGCGGATATTCGGCAGCGACGAAGCATTAAAAGAAGTCGTGAAAAGTGCGAGTGAGGGTCTGGACGCCCTCGTGTACACAGATGAAGAAAAAGCTAATGCAGCAGCCAACGACCGAACCGAAGCTAGACGTATGGTGGTAGAGTGGCTCAAAGCATCATCTGGACAAAACTTAGCCAGACGTCTAATAGCTCTGTCAATAACCTCTGTGTGGCTCTTACAGTACGTCATGGCACATGTGTTTGGGGTGGCCTCGATATGGCTGCCGGAACTAACCAAGGCCCGAGAGTCATTATTGCAAGGTGGGTCTGATATGAGCAATGCAGTCATGCTAATATTGGCGTTTTACTTTGCGGCCCCGCATATGGGCGAAATCGTGAAGTCAATCCGAAAATGATGACTGGAGATGGTTATGACTGTAAATGGAGCAGCGCGGGGGCGGATGATGGCTGACATTAATGTAGCGAGAGAGTTAGAGCGTATTAAGGTGCAACAAGAGCACCATGCGGACGTGTTGTCCGGTGTTAGCAGTGCTATCGTCAAGATCGCCGAGACTAACCAAAAACTTGTCGCCATAGATGAAAAGATGTTAGATGTTAGGTCTAGATTGGACAGTATGGACCTAAGAATTGACGATAATCGTGCAATCTTGCTCAAGTGGTCTGGCGCATTGACTATTGTTGTGTTTTTGATGGGGTTTGCCAGATACTTTATATAAGCAATTCTCGGCCGTTCCTTGGTGTCCTTGACATGTTTCGGACGGCCATCCCTGGGTTGTGGGGCACCCAAGATGCAATCAGTAAACTGAATAAGCCAATTTTCATGGCTTTGTAGACAGCATTGGCAGTCGTTGATGCTTGTAGTTTTCGTTTGGCGCTCTTCAGTGTCTTGTCAATTGTTGACCTAGACTTGCACAATACGTCGGCCACGTCTTCCAACTCGTGGCCTTCGGCTAAGCACTTCAATACACTAACTTCCCGGTCAGTTAACATCTCCATGAAATGTAAGCTCCCTTGCTTTCATGATATAATAGTCATAATCTACGGTTTCCCAATTAAAATCATCAGCTTTACTACACAAAGTTGTTAATCTTTTTGCGCATAAACTTGTACGCACCATCTCATATTTGGATGGTTTTTTTGTGTTTATTCGTTCGTCGTGAGGTAATCCTAATATATCCAATTCTTTATCACCGTGATCCATTAATTGCAATTCGGCCTGTATGGATTCGTGATATTCGTCTGTTATTTTTGCCTTGCGTTTCCACATACCCAGTAGCTGCTTTGGTTTTGATATTTTGTACAGTTCCCTGCCATCTGTTGACACATAATATCGACCAACTCGTTGTATTATTTCTCGGCCCCACATGAGGGTATCCGCTTTACGTACCTTATGGCGGATCATGAAGTCAAATTTATTGTCATGGTTGCGAATGTAACTATCAATGTCTGTGCCATGCAACAAATATTGCTCGGCCGCCTTTGGTATTATCAACGCCGACGGGTTACCCTTCCATGTTACTTCACGCGTCGTTGGGTTTTCATTTTGTGTTAGATAGGAGTACGCGCCTATGCGTTTTATTTTGCCATCCTCATATACAGCCATGTAATTGTTAACATCCCTTATTACCATCTTGCTATATAATGCTTCCTCAAGTTCCAACCCGGTTAATTGTTCCCACCATTTGCACACATTCCGCACATGTCCCATAAATCTCTTTGGTGTGCTGAAGGTGATACCGTCAGTATTGCACTGGATCATAGATAATCCGGGTGTCTTAACCAGTTGCTCAAATAACATAGCCAGCAATAATTGCCCATTAATGGTAATAGTCATAGTGTATTGTGGATCGTACAGAGGGCTGTACACGTCACTAGATTTCCCATATGCGCCATTGAGTGAAATTTTGTACGTATAATTAAGTGGATTGGATTTATCGGTTTTCGATCGCTTGTCAAAAATATCTGCTTCGGTGCGGCAAAATGCCTCTCCCAAGTGCTCGGGATAAATAGTATTAACCACACTAAGATTGGGGTAAAAACTTTTGACATCGACGTCAATTATTTGATGTTCGTCATCACTTGTTATTATGGTTTCCTTGAGTGATGAGTGCAGACCACCACCCTTAAAGTGATGTGTAAAACCATCGATTGTTGCATGGATGTCTTTTATTTTGGACCCAACAATCAACTTGGTGCTTCTGAATTCTTTCTCGACCTGTTTCAATTCCGGGGTCTCAAATGTTACATAAGGCAATATAATCTTATCAATGTCTATCATATATCTTGCTGACTGCACTGGTCGTCTTCTGCCGTCAACATACTTATAGCATTTTACGCCATCTTTTTCCAGTGCATCGACAAGCACAGCCTCACCAATCTTAGGGTCCGAGTGATTGAGGAAATTCCTGCCGTATGCTTCGGACAATTGGGCGCGCAGGTCCAGCAGAGGTATGGTGCGAACATAAAAGTAAGTAGTGGCTAATACATCGTGCGCGTTATACGACAACAGATCGTCCTTTTCAGCGTCGGAGAGCCAAGAATTTTCGTCGAACTCAAGATTTCGCACGTCCTCCATGCCCATCATTATTTCGAGATCTTTGAGGGATGTTGCTACTAGGTTGTGTATTTTTCGTAGGTCAATCTGTTTGATGTATTGATTTCGATCCCAAACTGTATACGTGTTATCGTTATATCCGATTATGTCCATAGCTAACCTGTATAGATCATCATAAGTCATCAATGGGTCGTCCATGAGCCTATGTATGACAGGATAATCAAAATGGATATTGTTGTAACCGATCAAATAACAACCATTGGATTGCAACCATCTGAGGAAGTAGACAAGGTCTGCTGCTTGGTTTTTGCGGTCACTTATTTCATAACAGTATTGAGTGTCGGTCGCAACATGCGTCGCACGCAATGAAAAAATGTTACGAAGCGTCTCAATGTCGTATGTGTAATGTCTTGGGTCTATGTGAGCTGGACTGTTGTATGCAGATGGCGTTTGGCATTTTATACACGTTGATATATCACCAGGATATATTGTGCCACAAACGTCACAAGTGAGTCTGTAATACATGGGTTATTCCTTGTAAGCAAAAGCCCCTTACGGGGCTATAATGATTATACTTCTTGCAATCCCGCTAAGTGCGCCTCAGTCCATCCTGGCATGGCCAATAATTGTGACTTGGTGTAAGGCCGACCATTCACTAAGTAGGACTCTTCGGCCACAGGTGGGGGTGGAGGTGGCACCGCTGCGCCTACTGTAGCTGGGTTAACCAGGTCATGCGCTGGCGCTGGTTGTGCTGGTTGTGCTGGTTGTGCTGGGTTGAACCCAGTGCCTGTAGACACAGGTGTAGCACTTGCTGTCTGTGGTAACGCACCCTGGCCAAATCCAACCTGAGTGGCGTCAAGCGTAGTTGTTATCTCTGGCCCATAAGCGTCCCAGCAAATAATTGACAGGTTAAGATATACACCTGGTGATTGCGCGCTACCATTACCCTTAACCGATCCGTGCACCTGAACATAATGCCCACGCTTGATGATAGGATCGGTCAGCACTGTCGCACCGTTATCCGTTACACATCTGGGAGCGCCACCGTTGGAAAAAAACAGTACCCAATTTCCAGGATAACCCTCCTTGTCGCAATTTCTGTTTCCATTTTTGTTGTATTGCTGGCTATCACCGTCTAGGACCTTGAACGAAAATTCTCGGCCAGGTCGTAGTTCGCCCGTGGCTGGATTAAACATCGACGGGAATGAAACCTTGGCAACTTTCATGATAGACTGACCCCATGGAGTATCCTGCCATCTAGCTGACCCAGCTTTAGGGATAGCAATACCCACTGAGTATTCTTGCCTAGGTTGCCCAGCATTGGGTCCATTTTTTATGATCAGAGGTTGTCCGTTGCTGTCAGTAGTCCTCGGCGTGTAAGCGTCACCTGATACCATGCGACCGCCAATAGGTGTTGTTATGTAGGTTATATCGTTCATTTCATTTTCCTTTGATTAATGTTTCGTCTTAGTGAGGTTTTAATTTAACAATCATTGACCGAGCTGTCAACACTTAATTTCAATTAATTTCTAACCTTGATTTAACGCCGCCCATTATAACCGAGTGATCCATCTTGCAGTGATCCATTATGGCATCAGATAGATTACATCCGTCAAGATCACTGTTAACACATCTAACGTCGGTCCAATGGCTAAATCTAAGGTCTAGGTTGCGGAGTTGTGAGTAAGCAATCATACTGTACATGATGTCCATGCATTTTGCGTCGCTGTCATGTATGTCGCAATCAGCAAACCGGCTATGGACAATTTCAGCATCGTGTAAACTGCAATCCCTAAACTCAACAGCCTCAAAACTACAATCTGTTACCAATATCTTGTTAAGCAATACGTCATTAAATACAACGTTATTAAATCGACAAAACTTGAATAACGAATAAGTCATATTACAGCAAGAAAAATCCACATTAGTCAAGTTACAATTTATAAATTCACAGTCGGCCATTAACTTGTTACTAAACCGATCACCATCAATTGTCATGTCCCTAAATACAGCACGTGTGCCTTTCTTGCCGTTGGTCAAATACCATTCCTCATGTGCGTCAAACATTAGTTGTACACTCCGATCTGAGCTAAAATTAAAAAACTCATTGCAAATACAGCTGCCACAAAAGCCCAAGGTGCCATGTGTTTACATCTCAGGTAATTAAATTTGTGTTTGGTTCTATATCCTCCTAGCAATGTGTAAGTCAAATTGATACTACGCATATTGCAACCAATAAATCGAGTAGCAGCACAGTTGGCAAATTTTAGGTTTGCTTTTTCAAAATTACAATCATAAAAGATTGATTCACTCATCTCCGAAAATATCAATGACGATTCGTTAAAGTTACACCCAGACACTACCATATCTCCCATATCCGCATGGTCCATATGTGCTGCATGGAATATAGTGTCTGATAAATTACAATGTCTGAAATTACAGCTTCTTAAATCAGAGCCTGATAAATCACATCCGGAAAAATCAATACCGGATAAATCCATCCCCGATAGGTCCACCTCGCTTAGTTTTAATTTATTAACATCCACAGATTTACCGTCTTTATGGTCTTCGATCCACATTTTGTGCAACCTAAGTGCTTCTTTAATTTCGTCATTATTCATAGTTTAATTCCTTCTTTTTTTATCAATTTCAAATATTCGTCAACGTCAATTTTAATGTCTGTATTATTTTTAATTATGACCTCATATTTTAATGCTTTCCTTTTTATTTCTTCATAATCCTCCCTATGGATTATCATGAGTTTCGATTCCATATCATCCTCCAAATATTTGTTTTATTTTTTCCATGTCGATTTTAGCAAGTTTAAACCCACCTGATTCACGGCTGGCCATTGTGTTTATAATGTCTTCGTCCAATCCTTTTCTTTTAGCCTGTGTGGGTGTTATTAATTCTTTTGGTTTAACCAGATCAATCCCCATCATTTCACCCAAAGCAGCGATTGAATTGCAATCAGCGTCCCATTTAAGACGACCCATTGATTCTTTGAGCTCATACCCAGCAATTTGGCCCCCACGTTTAAGTTTATGCTCAATTTGAGCTTTTATGCCGCTCAACCTACACTCAATTAATTCTTTTGCATCCTCTAAAATCGATAACTCTACGCCCAAGTCATTGCCGTCCAAATGAGCACTGTCAGTTACGTCAACATAATCAATATCGTCATAGACATTATTTTGCAACTCTTTGCACGCGTATCGCCCAGGGCAATATTTGCAATGTTTTCCGACTCTGTATGTGTATTTACCTCGCATTATGTCATTTGCCACATTGGCCAATGCGGTGATATGAGCACGTAATTTTGACGCCCTGCAAGTCCACTTGCGCACAGGTCCGTCCTCATGATGTGCTCTCGGTTGTACTATGTACATTTGTACATTTGTATATTGATCTATAATTCCATTTAT